CTAATATATCGTAAAGCTCTTTATATTTCCATCCAAATCAACGATTGATTCTGCTCTGCTTTTAACTACTGCATTATAGACATTCGTTCCCCTAAATTCACAAACAATTTTAAGTGTATTGTCCACCTTCTCACGGTCAAAATAAACTGTTTTAACATGCTCAAAACTTTTTGGATTATTCATATGTTTTTTAATTTCTTTAACAGTATTGCTGTGTGATCCATCCCATGAGCTAAACTGTTGTTTTATCCGTTCCATTCTTAGCTCAGCAGGAGTTTGTACCTTTGTGCTTATAACTTCTTTTTTATTTTCCTCTTTTGGCGTTGATTTATATGAGAAATTATTAATAAGCCAAACGCCAGCCGTAACAAAGGCAACAAATATAATAAAATTTTTCATTAATCTCTCCTATTTTAAAATGCTTTTATTTTTGCTCTAACTATACCTACAATTGAAAAAAACTCTAACTGGTCACCTTCTAGGCTGATCTCGCCATAGTTTCCATTATTACTTATGAGTTTAACCCATCTCCCAAAAGGATCAGTGTGAAACTTCTTTACATAAACATGTCCATTAATGTTCGCAATGACTGTTTCCCCATTCTTTGCTTCATTGTTCCGTTCTATAAGAACCACTTCTCCATCAAAAATAAATGGTTCCATACTATCCCCTATAACACGAATGACATCAATATTGTTGAAACGTTTAATATTTAGAAAATCTTCTAAAAAAAGTCTATCTAGCTTCATCTGTTGGCATGGTTGGACATCAAAATCATTAATACCCCCATATCCAGCTGCAGCGACAATATCTGGGTAATAATTAAGCGTTATTAAATCGGCTGAATTATCGTCAATTGAAAACTCACAAACTGTTGGAATATTATTGTGAGAAGGTATAAGCATCTCACCTTTCCCTGTCAATAACCACCAACCACTTATAGAGAAAATTTCCTCTATAGATGAAGCAAATTCAGGAGAAATTTTTTGCTTACCACTTTCCATGTCTTTTATCCTAGACCAAGGTATTCCAAGTTTTTCGCCTAGCTCTGATTGTGTTAGTTTAAGCAGTTTTCGTATTTCTTTTAATCTATTCCCACCCATATGCATACCTTTAGAGATAATATCTACACCTTATCTTGACTTATAGAGAAAATATCTCTATAATACTCTTAACAATTTAGTAATTTAAACACCTTAAACATTAATATGCGTTTAAGGTGTTTAAAATGGAGTCAAAATGAGCAAATACTTTAAACATCCACTTTCAAAACAATTTAGAGAAAAATGTATAAATATGACAGCGTGGGCTGAAAAAAATGGTATTTCAAAGTCCCTTTTATCCCAAATTTCCGCAGGTTCCGTAAAAGGTAAGCGTAAAGGACTTTCCAAAGAGATAATTGAAAAGCTAAAAGCGGATGGCTTTACATTGGATGAGGATGTCGCCTAATGTGGACTAAAGCCAAAGAAGCCGCACAAACATTGGGCTTTGAATACGAAAGTATAAAAAAACAAGTTTCTAGGCATCTTAAAGGCGGTAAAACACCGCAATTTCAATACCGCTATACCGAAGGTGTAGGTGGAAATAAAGGGAGAGTTTTACAAATATGGCTCGACGATGAGCCTAAAAATAGCACAGAAGAAACCATTGAGCAAACAAAAGAGAAGATTTCTATTAACTCTATTTCTAAAAGCAGGGTTTATCAAGCTAATACCTCCTTTACCATCAAACCACAATCTGGACTGAGTACAAAGTATATCCGTGCTTCCAAAGAAGCTCAAAAAGAGGCTTTAGAAAAGATAGAGCTTGTTAAAAGCTACCTCGCACGTGATAGATATGTCAGCTTTGAAGAGTGGAGTAAGGGTAAAGAGCTCCCTTCCCGTGCACATTTTTTACGATGGGTAAAAGACTACAAAGAAGGTCTTAAAATTGGCAATGTTGTGGATTATTTTATCGACAGCAGAGGACGCCCCAAAGGGAGCATTACGCTAAGCTCTGAAATGCAAGAAATGTGTGAGCGTTACTTACTACGAGGTGACATTCACCCTAATAACAAAGGTATATACGAGAATATGCGTGTCGCTTTTGGCGATACGCTTCCTTCATTCTCTACGATAGACCGCTATATCCAAACATTTAAAAAAGAAAACGCCATGCTGATAGCGTTTGCAAAAAATCCTGATAAAGCAAAAGGTAAGTATCGTGCAGCGTTTGGCGATGCCAGTGCTAAGGCGAAGTATAAAAACCATTACTGGGAACTTGATGGAACGCCTGCAGATATTATCACCGCAGATGGCAAGCGCCCAACTATCGTTGGTGCTATTGATGTGTTTACAAGACGTGTTGTGCTCTGCGTTGAAGAACGAAGCAACTCTTATGCACTGGCTCGAAACCTTAGAGAAGGTATCTTAAAGCTTGGTATCCCTGAGCATGTTGTAGTAGATAATGGTCGTGATTATGCGAGTAACCACTTTGAGGGCGTTTGTGTAAACCTCAAGATTAATAAAATAGAAGTTGCCCCTTATAGTGGATGGTTAAAGCCGCACATTGAGCGCTTCTTTGGAACAATGACCCGTGAGCTGTTCCGACAGCTTGAGGGATTTTGTGGTCACAATGTGGCTGAGAGACAAAGTATTCAGGACCGCTTGAGCTTTGAGAAGAAAATAGAAGCACGAAACAGGTGGCGTGCCCAAAAGCTCAATGAAAAGAGCTTTGTACGTGCTATGACTAAAGAGACCATGCCTGTGTTTATTCCTCTAAGTATGGAAGAGCTTTCGTACTGGGTGAATGTCTGGAATGAGGCAGTGTATGAACAACGAGTACATGGAAGCCTTGGCATGAGTCCGATGCAGCGCTATACAAGTGACATTACCCCTGCACAAACCATAACAGACCCAAGACAACTTGATGTATTACTTGGCGAATGGATAGAAATGAGTGTAGGTAAAAAAGGCATTGCTATCAAACGTGATGGCAAAGAGGCACTGTACCAGCATGTCAGCCTAATCGAATATATCGGTGAGCGTGTCTTTGTTGCTTTGGGTGCGGATATGGGTGAGGCGTATATTTATAAGGCAGACATGACACCTATTTGTACCGCTAAAGATGCAAGCTTGGAGGGCATAAGTCGTGAGGCTATGCGACAAATCCAGCGTGATATGCGTCGCCTTGAGAGTGAAAATACAAAGCGAGTTAAAAAAGCTGAAGAGTTGGCCCAAAGGCTAAAAGACCCAACGATAAAAGATGTTATCGAACAAAAAGCAAAAGAGATGGTTATCTCTCCTATTGCCAATATTAAATACCCTGTAAAAATGGACGTACAAATGCCAAATGAAAGCAAAAAAACACCTGCGACCATTAACGGTAGACCTATCTTTAAAAGTGATTTTGAAGCGTTGGTTTGGGCTATTCAGAATGGCAGGGAGGATGAATACAGCGTCTTAATTAAAGAGCAAAGTGATGTTTATGCGATGGCATGCAAAGAAGTTGAATACCGAAAAAACAAAAAAGTAGGATAAGCGCTTAATAGAGGGTGATGAAGAATTGCCCCCTCTTAAGTGCTTGCCAGCACTAAAAAACTTAACAGGAGGCTACGATGAAAGAATCTTTTATCGAAACAGAGAATTATATCAAAATTGCCGAAGCTTTTACAAGGCTTAAAAATCTCCCTGCAACAAGTCCTAAGATGGGGCTAGGATATGGGATTTTTGGGTTGGGTAAAACCTTTGGTTTGGAGAAAATCACCGTGAAATACAACGCAGTGCTACTGCGTGCGCTGCACACATGGAGACCTAAGTCTATGTTGGAGCGTTTATGCGAAGAAATGGGACTAGATAGAAGTGGGACGTCTGCTCAACTGTACAGTCGCATTATTGAGGAGATACGCTCTTCCACGCAAAAACGACCCATCATTATTGACGAGGTGGATGCGCTTCTTCCTAGTAGGAACTTTGAAATGCTTGAGATACTAAGAGATATACACGATGAAACAGGCGTGATTATCTTCTTTGTGGGCATGGAAGAAAGTAATGCGAAGATGAAACGACACCGACACTTTTACAGCCGTATCTTCGAGTTTGTAAAGTTTAAACCCGTCGTTTTTGAAGATGTCGAAAAATACTGCAAAACATACTCTGATCAAGTTGCGATTAGCGATGATTTGATTAGGTTTTTTGCGACAACGTATCCGAATTTAAGACAAATTCGCAAGCTCTTAACAGACTTGGAAAACGTGGCAAAAAGACAAGGTATAACCGCTTGCGATTTGGCACAGTTTAAAGCCCTTGAAATTGAGAAGATAGGTCGAAACGATGAATAATATTGAACTGTTAAAAGCAGCCGTTGAACATGAAGGAAGCATGGGTAAGGTTGGTCAAAAAATTGGCTACTCAAAAGCGACTGTGTCTTTAATCTTGCGTAGCGAATACCCTGCTGAAAATGCGAAGTTCGATAGGAAACTGCATGATGTATATGGCTTTTTGTTGGAGCGCACAGTCATGTGCCCAGCACTTAGAGACAACATACACTTTGAAGTGTGCAAACGCTATGCCGAGGCAGTAAAAGAGGGAACTCCCCTAAGCGGAAATATGTTCGCAATCGTAAAAGACGTATGTCCATTTTGTCCAAATTCTAAAAGGGTTTAAAATGCGTACAAGAGACACTTTACAGCAAAAGGTTTGGGATTATATAAGACGCAACCCAAATTTTCGTGTCGGTGATATTTTGATGCTAGTTCCCATTAGTAAGCATGCGCTTTTAGAGTATTTACTTGTACTCAAAAGAGCTCATTATATAAAACGCCATAGCCCTATATCAACGAGAATAAAAACGGAAGATGTTGAGTATGAGTCATGTAAAAAGTTAGGTGTCTGCGCCCCCATTGTTGGTCAAAACCGTTTTAAAGTTTATGACCCAAATACAAAAGAGACCATTGAGGTACAAAAAGAGGATAAAACAGAAAGTTGTATCTACTATTCAAAACTGCTTGGCCTAGATGACAGATTTTTGAATGGGTATAGGCAAAAAAATCCTGAGCTTATTAATGCTACAGCCAAAGAAGTCTATGAAAATTATTTAAATCGTTTAAAAAGGATGAATGAAACCATTAGAGATATAAAAAAGATAATGGCATGGCTTATCGATGAGAACCTTTTAAAAGAATTTTCTAAACAGCTTTGTGCAATTGGTATTTTCAATAGCAAGGATGGTTTTTCACAGCTGAAATATCAGCTTGAATTAAATCGGGTACATACTTTAAAAAAAGAGTCCCTTGAAAAATATGAAAAAAGTATCAAGGTATTTGAAGAGCTTTATGGCTCGATTATTCTCAATAAGGAGATGGTATGAGAAAGTTTTTAAGAAGATTACTTGGCGTGGATATGCTAAGCGCAGAGGTTCGATTTTTAAGCCAAAAAGTGCGTGAGCTCTCAGCGGAAAAAGAGAGATTGGAGCTTGAGGTGACTCATTTTAAAGCTAAAACACTTGGGATTAGTACCACTCAAGCAGGCAAGCTTCATGCCATCGTACAAGAAGCACGAAGACAAAGTAAGACTTATGTGGCGGTGGCGTGATGGACAATAGCATGTTTTGGGAGAGCTATAAAGCCAAGTGTGAGGAAAAAGGAATTGATGCTGGAACTTTTGAGCAATTTGAAAAAAGACAAGCCACGCCGCCCACGTTTAGTAGTGATATGTTGGTGGAACTTAAAAAGAGTGAACCTAATGCAGGGACATTTAAAGAAGTGGTCCCAAAAAAAAGAGGGGTGGGTCGTCCTCCCAAGATTAAGCCTCAGATTGAGATTTTGAGTGATGAGCCTTTACATGTAAAAGATGTTCCCCTTTTAAAAGAGCCTATGGAAAAGAGGGTTTCTATGAGTGAGGAGGTGTTGCATGAGATTATTATCATGGCGTATGAAAGAGGTGTTATGCAAGCAGAATCGGCACACACTTCGTTGATTGTGGAGGCAGATGTACCCATGATATTGGATGACATTTTAGGAGGAAGGCATGTGCAAAGTGTTTAAAAAGTTTAAACGTTTTCTTGGTGAAAAAGTGGTGCGCCCTGTGCGTATGTGGCTGTATATGGCTGAGTGGAATTTAACGAAGTAAAGGGGAATAAATAGAATGTTATTGGTTGATAAAAATGAGCATGGTGTAAGAATTGAGATTAAGGGCGGAGGATCACACATTTTAGCAGAACTTGGCATTTTGGTAGCAACGGTGCAGGAATCTGTCGGGACATCATTAAATGTTTACGAAGCATTGAATAACCCTATACAAAAGTGTTTAACACAAGCATACATGAAAGCAATGAGGGAAAATAGTGGGCAAACAAAAGAACCTGAGCGAAAAGCCGACAGTACTGAAAATTAAGGTTAAAAAGTGTCCTCTTTGTGGAGAGTGGCATGTAGGTGCAGTTAAAGTCTGCGAGAAATGTAAAAGCAAAAAATAAGGAGAGAAAATGGCTATCAAAGATGAAAGAGGGTTTTGGATTAACGGTAGAGGCGAAGCAGTCCACAAGGATATGATTAAAGCAAATGAGCAGTTAAGAGATGAGTTGGTTGAGCGTTTCATAGAAGCGGCTAAAAACCTATCAGGTCTTATCTCTGTGTTTAAAACAGAGGTTAATGAGCAGGTCGATGGCTACTTCAACCTTTTACTCCAAAACTATAACTTGGATGAAAAAGCCAAAAGCAAAAAAGGAAACTTTATCCTTGAGAACTTCTCATCCACCGCAAAGATTGAGATTAGGGTCTCTGAACTGCTTACCTTTGATGAGAAGCTTCAAGTAGCAAAAATGAAGATAGATGAGTACCTCAAAGAAGCCACTAAAGATGCTTCCGTTGAGATACAAACGCTTATCATGAAAGCCTTTGAAGTAGACAAAAAAGGCAATATCGATAGCAAGAAAATCTTTGCTCTTAAAAGCTATGAAATTCGTGACCCAAGATGGCTTGAAGCTATGGAAATCATTGATGAGAGCAAACAGGTCTCTTCCACAAAAAGCTACATTCGCTTTTATGTCAGAGCGAATACTGATAAAGATTGGCAACTCGTTCCTCTTGATATTGCAGGGGTGTAACGTGAGTGAGCTTAGCGCACTTTATGTTGGTATTGGGCGCCACAAAGCTATTCAAAACATAGCAACCGTAGGGTTGGAGGGGTTAAGCCTCTTCGCCCTCTTTCGCTATGCAAAAATAAAAGGTAACGTACTTTTCTTTGTGTTTAAACACCCAAACGCTAAGTTTGAGTTTAGGTACAAAAAAGAGGACATTAAAGCAAAGATGAGAGGCTATTACTCCCTTTTTAAAGAGGATTTAAAAGCCAATAATGTGGTCTTTAAAGATATTGAAGCGTGTGTGATCGCAGAGCCAAAAAGTGAAGAGCCTGCAAAAGCAACTCCACTGATCTATGCGGAGCGAAGCACTGGTAACTTTGAGATTGCATGTAGTGACCCAAAGCTTAGAGAACTCTTCGCAAGCATACAACAAACGATAAAGGCAGAATGTGGAAAGTAGTAGACTTGGATTTTTAACCCCCGTTAATCTTGATGAAGTAAGAGCAAATGGCAAGAGAAAAGCGCTGATAGAGCACTTTGCATTGGAGCGCAGCATTAACCTTTTATGGGCTCCTGCAGGGACAGGAAAAACCTCTTTTATGTTTGCCTTCTCCAAATATTTGACATCACTAGGGCTAGAAACTGCTTTTATTGACACAGACAATGGTGTAGATATTTTACAAGACCGTGGCTATGACAAGCTGATTGAAGCGCTAAAAGGGAAACTCCGTTACATTAACGCAGACACCTTCGATGAACCGAAGAAAAGCATAATGGATACCTTGAGTGTCATAAAGGAAAATGCAAAAGATAACGCCTATAAAAACTGTGCGTTCATCTTTGATAGTCTTAAATTCTTTCTCAATGGTGGCATCTATGATGAGGATAAAATTGAAAAGTTTATAACCTTTTGTAAAGCGATACGAAGAGCAGGAGGGCTTGTTTTTGTACTCAACCATGCAACAAAAAAGGGTGATAGTATGAAAGGCGGACAAAGCCTTGTCGATGCCGTGGATGAATGTTGGCAAATGACGGCTTTACCTGAGACAGATACACATTATAACTACATGCTTGACCCTGAAAAAGTGCGTATGGCAGTCAAAAAAGTAGGTTTTAGCGTTGATAAAGAGAGCTATGACTTTTTACCACTAGACATAGAGATAGCATCTATGGGAACAGCGGAGAGAGCGTTTTGTGACAGCGTTATTAAACTTATTAAAGATAAGTCGTACACGCAAGGGGAGCTTTTGCATAGCCTTGGTAAAGATAAAGCGGACAGAACGGCACTTGATTGTCTTAAAAAGCACATCGGACGTTTTTGGGATGTTAAAAAAGCAGGAAAAGAAAAAGTGTATACAACTGTTACAACTGTACAACTATGCGGTGAAAGTGCCTAAAATGCGCTATTTAATAGTTGTAGAAAAGAACAGTTGTACAGTTGTAACAGTTGTACGAGGTGGAAAATGACAGCTAAACAAACACAATTACGAAGAAGCCTTCTTGCTCGCATACACAGCAATGAGTTTACCAAAGCAGCCAAAGAACAAAGTGCATGGGAGGGTTTCTTGTTTAACATGTACCAAACCGATAGCTCTTCAAAGCTATCCATTGATGAGCTGTATAACCTCATTGATGTTTTAGAAAAAGGCGCTCAGCCTATGGTAAAAGGAAGACGTCCTCAAACTAAAAAAGAGGGAATAACAGATAAACAGCTCTCTTGCATCTTGAAGCTTTGGGGAGAGCGTGGAGAAAATGCCCTCCGAGAGTTTTGTTTTAGAACCGTTGGAAAGCGCCCCTTGCGTTTAAACAGTTTAAACAAAAATGAGGCAACTAAGGTCATTTTGGGGATTGAATACATGTTGGGATTAAAAAAACGATGATGTGCCCTAGGTGTGCTGGAGATACTTACGTGATTAGTACCGTAAAAGGCATGGTGAATGAGCGGTATCGTAAATGCAAACGATGTGATTATACCTTTATGACCATTGAAGCTATACGCTTTGATGATTACTGGAGAGATTATGCAAAAGAGAGCATGAGCATGAATCCAAAAGACTTTAAAAAGGAAGAAAAATGAAATTTATAGCAATTACTAGAGATAAATATACAAACATTAGAGGCTATTCAGCAGGTTCTGGTCATATTTTTGTACCAGACAGATATTTGGCTAGTGCAAACTGGAATCTTAGGTTAGTGCATAATGTACTTATCCAAGCTGGATTTTCTTGTTCATATAAAAAAGACCGTGAATTTGAAATAGCAGAAAATTCAAGTGAAGAAAAAGAAAAAATCCTTGAAGTTTTAGCGTATGAAATTAAACGTGGTATAGTGGATTTAAAATATGCCTAGTATCTTAACACGACTTTTAAAGTCCAAAAATTACGAGAAGATGAGCTTAGATCAGCTCATTGACGAGTACATCGCCCTGTACGCTAAAAACGCACAGAGCAACTTTAATGATCTACTCTCTGAGCTGATGATCTTCCTTGAGAAGTACGACCAGAACATTTCACCTGAAACGGTAGAGTCTATCTTTGCAAGTAAAATCGCAAGCTCCTCAATGTCTGCTGTTCCTAACTCTGCTGTACTGATTCCGCTTATCTATGAAAAATCTATGCTTGAGGGCATAACTGCGCCAAAAGTGACTGTACAGTTTGGTGCAGCAGATGAGAGAGCTATAAAGGCGCTCGAGAGTCGTATGATGTGGGTAGGTAATGACAGCTCAAAACGCACTCAAGAGAAGCTAAAAAGCATTTTCGCAGACGTCTATGAGGGCAAATACACTCACGATGAGCTTATGCAAGCATTGCGTGAAAACTTTGCCCAGTACGCCGATATGGAAGTTCAAAAGCTCAAAGTGGCAGCAGACTTCAATCTACGTCAAGGGCGCAATCTTGGAACGCTTAGCCGTGCCATAGAGCAAGGAGACACATACGTTCAGATTGTGGCTAAGATGGACGGTAAAACGACAAACGTCTGTCGCTCCATGCATCTTAGGGTTATAAAGGTTGCCACGCTTAAAAAGCAGCTTGACGCTATTGTCAATGCTACAAGTGTGGATGCTGCCAAAGAGGCTTCTAATCTTTCATTTTCAAAAATAGGCGTATGGAGCGCCACCCCTCCTCCAAACTTTGGCATACCTCCCTACCATATGGGATGTCGTACTATCATAAGGCAAATGTCAGCAGAACAGGTTGAGCGCATGAGCTTAGATGAGTTTGGCAGAGAGTATGAGATACTTGATAAAGCGACTTACGATAAAATTAGAACAAAACAAGACCACCTAAGTGCCAGCAAACTTAAAAGCGTGGAAGCCCTTGAAAAAGAGACCTTTGGGAGTATTGCCAAAGAGGGGGTACATGCGAATGACCCAACTAAGCGTGTCATTTGGGGCAGTAATGGTTTTATGGGCATTTTAGATAAAAATGGGAAAATAGAGACAATCTACAAGCCTAAAAAAGGGCTTGACGCATTCCATGATACTACGAATGAAGTTTATTTCGATAAATTAGAACAATCTTTCAAAGCAAAGGTAAAAAAATGGCTAGGACTTTAACAATCGATATTTGGGGGTTGGATTGGTATATTGAGAGCACAACAAAGGGAGATGATGAGGCGTACGAGTTCCCTTTAATCGGAAATTACAGCGTGGTAGATGGCAAGATTACGCACTTACACGACTACATGCTCTCTGAGAAACTTTTAAAACGTTGTGTAGAATTTGGTGGACCTTTTTTGGAGCACTGCTCCTTTGTCTACATCCCTAGAAATAAAGACGGGGAGCTTGTGCAAAAAGACGGCAAAGTGATAGAAGGGGATTTTATCGATGCTTTGGTCTTTATCTACAAAGAGTTTGAGAAAAAGGCTAAAAATGGCTAGGAAGTATGAACTGGGCAATACGCTCTTAGAGAGCGTTGCTAGAGAAGTCGTAAAGATAGCTGGGGAGGAAGCACCTGAAAAGAGCGGAGAGCTAAAGGGGAGCATTGACATCCTGAGCATTAGTGATACCGAGGCAATCGTAGGACACAAATACAATGACAAAATCGTCGTGAACTGGCGTGGGGCTAAGACTATCTACCCACTCTTTGTCCATGAGGGAACGAGTGCCCATGTTATAACACCTCGTACAAAGAAAGCTCTCTATTGGAAAGGGGCTTCTCACCCTGTTAGGAGTGTCAATCACGCAGGTACTAAAGCTAACCCTTACTTTAAACGAGCGATTAAAAATAAGCGCATCACGATGATTATTAAGAAATATGCTGATAACTTAGTAAAGCAAGTAGCAAAAGACATAGAAAACTCCGCAAAATAGCCTCATTTCAATTTGAAATAAAATAACAAACCCTTTATATTTCACGGCATAATGTTAAAAAAACAGGAGTATGCCGTGAACCACCAAGATAAAATGACTGAAATAATGAGAATGTGCTTAGCGTATGTAGCACAACAAAACATCCATACTGAACAGAAAACTGCAACAGAACAGATAGAAGCTTTAGCAGAGAAAACGTTTAACGAGATAGAGCAATTTATCCAAGAGCATAGCAATACGGTAGTTATGGTACGGTATTACAACTCATACGAAGAATTTACAAAAGAGACATTAAAGCAAGGGTGACCCCTTGCTTTGGTAAAATCAGTTTCTTGCAGCTATTTCATCTTTAACTTGATTAATAATTTTTTCATCCGTTACTCTTGCCCCGTCAAGCGGTCTAAAAACACCATGAATCATAAGCCTGTAATTTGTTCTTTCAGAATAGCCGTCTTTAGCAATTGATTTGATTTTAGATAACCCGTAGTAGACAATATGCCCTGCAAGTAATTCTTTTGTTGTATTGACACAATTGATGTCTTCAAAATCATAGTGAGTTTCAAATAAATCATCTGTAATTTTATCAACCAATGATAAAGCTTCTTTATCACCATTAATTAATTTGTTAGTTGCTTCTATAATTTTACTCATTTTATCATCTCCCCTCTATATGAGATTGAACGATTTGAATGATCATGTAAATTGATATAATCACCACTTTTATCCATGACGATTCCCTCTTCAAGCTCTAAAATAGCACCATACTCAGCATAATAAATACTTGCCGCTCTAAGCGTTAAATGTTTTTTATTTGCTGGGAGCTTATTGAATAGAAACTTTACCAACGTAATAATGCTACTATATTCTTCCTCAGTAGGATTATCTTTATTGTTTAAAAGGTCTCTATAAAAATCATCGTTTATACGAACACTTTTTGCACTTTTAGATGGCTTATCGACAAAATATCTAAATTCTGAAATCGGGTTAGCTCCCGCACATGATACTACATAATGCCCTTTACATTGGGAATTTGTAGCAGGACAATACATTCTAGGCACACACCATCCTTTATCAAACATCCTTTATGGTGTCATTGTAACATAACAAATTAAACATGCGTTTAATTTGTTATAAAAGTTATAATCAACAATAGCACTACAAGTTACCTAGTAAAAAATTTGAAGCTATAACATCCTCTACCAAAAATGATACTGGGCATTGTCTTTTATATCTCCGTACTGCTTTCCATACTTAAAGATGTTTTTAGAATACTCATAATTGATGTCGCAATTATTACGGGTTTGAACCGTTCCATTCTTTAGCGTAAAATGCGAATTTCCCCTCGTGCATTGCGCTTTCGCTTTCTCCCAGTTTTCGACACCTGCCTTCTTAATCTCTTTAAGCACCCAATCGCCGCCGTTATAGCGTTGATAGGTTATCCAAAGCGGTCTCCCTGTTACATGTAAGTGTCGCATGATGACCGCTTGCGCCCTTGTACTTCCTTGAATACTTCCAATCTCTGTGATGCCATGTTTATCTAAAACAGGTTTCCACCACCTGTATGTAATTTGCGCTACCCCTTGTGAGCCTACACCATCGTTGCTAATGCTTGCTCTGCACCCACTCTCTTGTTCCAACTGTGCGACAGCGTACTGGTAGGGGAAGCTTGTGCCAAACTCTTTAAAATGGGCTACTCGTACTTTTTGAGTAAGCATCGCACAACGCTCTAGCGCAAAAAGATTAACCGCCAACAGCGTAGCTATGAACAATAACCGCATAAAGCACGATCCTCCCAAAATTTTTAGGTGTAAAGTTAGGCGTATAGCCCCATTCTACTTTACCTAACAAAATCCGCCCAGCGATATAGGCATGAATAAGCCCAAAATTAACCTGAACCATTTTCGAGAGCATAAGCTCTGCAAAAGAGTACCCTTCTCCAAAAACCTGCAGCATAATTACCGCAAGACACATGAGCGCCAATGACGCTTCAAACCATAGTTTTTTCATTTCTTCTCCTTTACATGTAAAAAGTTAAACACCCGTCTAACGATGTAGTTTCTTCCAATGCTCACAACTGTAAACACCACCGTAATCCAAAACGAACTTGCCAAACTCTGCGGCATACCAAATAGCGGAAAGACAAAGTACCCAACAACGATACTAAGTCCAAACCCACTCAGTGTGTTCGCTAAACTCTCTAAGAGTGACGCTTTTCTACTCTGCATTTATCTCCTTTAAAAAAATGTGTACAACTGGTACAACTGTACAACTATCATTATGAACGCCTAAAACGTGGGCTTTTATAGTTGTAGAACCATTTTTTACCCAACAACATATGCTTTGCCCTGCTTGCGAACACGCAAGACCTCCGCATGGCTTGCAGCTAATGCCAACGCCCAAAAGCGGTCTGCATGCCCGTGTTCATTGCGGTCGGCATCGTAAAGAAATCCTCGTGCTCCTGCTTTACGCTTAATGGCATGGATGTCTGAAATGAGAAGTGGGTCATTAGGAATACGGATAAGCTTGTCTTCAAACATCTTTTTAAGATTGAGCGCCATAGCTTCTTTAATGGTTGCGGTGAAGGTTACGCCATCGACACGGCTCTTAAACTCCTTATGCATATCCTCCGCAAGGTTAAGACCAATACCTGTTTTATCAATACGAGAACGTGCATGAACATTGGTATTAAGAAAAGAGCGTATGAGCATCTTTTGTTCATCGAAGCTTGCTTTACGCAGAGCTTCTAGCGTACACATGTCATACTTCCCAGCCTCTTTAGGCTCAAGCGCTGCCAAACAACCCAAGTCCTTAACACGTCCAACGTCATAGCCTGATACCAGAGGGGATGTGGAATTTGGAATATAGTAATTAAAGAGAGGGTCAATACAGCTCTTGATGAGAGAGATACTAAAGAGCGCACTCTCATCATCGATAAAGACACACTCATAGGCACTAGCCCATGTGTCTGCATCAAAGAGTGCTTTCATAACCTCAAGGTCAAACTCAAGACCATCATTGATAGCACGGTAAATGTCAATACGATGACGTGAGAACATAAAGTATTTTGTTTCATCCACACACAGATCATGAAAGAGTGATTTTTCTTCAAACGGTGTGGACATGATGGTAAAGCGACCTTTGATCGCACCAATACTTGGAACGAATGCATGCCATATCTTTTTAGGGTTGGCATACCATGCAAACTCATCCATGTAAATGTCGCCTGTAAAACCCTGTACCGTTCTGAAGTTATGGGCAAGCGCTTTGATGATAACACCGTTTGGTAGTACCTTCTCATTCTCGCTGTCTTTTTTAAATGTTATGCCTAGCTTAGCTGCCCACATAGAGACATAGCGCATAAGAATAAGTGCTTGCTCTTCTGAAGCAGAAAGAAAAAGCTGATTGCGCCCATTGTCTACAGCGGAGCAAAGTGCATCTAGCGCAGCGACATAAGAAAAACCGATTTGACGTGCTTTAAGAACGAGCCTGAATTGTGAGGGGTCTTCAAAAAATGCTTTTTGGTAATCGTATAAGTTGCACTCTTTAAGTGCACGCTCTCTGAGTGAACCATCCATGTTTAAGACCATAAGGGGCTTTGGTATACGTGCCTTTTCTTCTTTGGCTTCAACACGTTCTAGCTTGGAGAGCGCTTTTGAAAGCATCGCTATCTTACGGCTTACTGCCTCGGTAGGTGTTTTTTTAGAAAGAGAAGATATTTGCTTTTTGATGTTTTTGATGGTGATGGTGGTGTCTTGTTCTTCTTGTTTTTCCTCTTTGAGCCAGTTGTTTAATGTGAAGCGAGAGACCTTAAATTCTTTCGCCACGTCGGTGATCGGCTCACCTGTTTTTAAGATTGCTAAGATTTTGGATTTGGTCTCTTTAGAATATGCCACTTCAGACCTCCTTTAACGACAAAGTCGTGGGCACACAGCCCTTGAGCCAAAACATAGCTTTGCTATGTGCGGAGGTATAAAAATGAAAAACGCTCAAAAACGGCTCTAAAATCGTTTTTAATGCTTTTAGGCTATAAGGACTCAAAAAAAACACTGTCAAAGAATTTAAACGGGTTTTAAACGCTATTGTGAGCCTATAAAACATTCTTAGACCACCCTAATATGTTTTTAGCCTCTAACGCAGTTAAAATACCTTTATCAACAAGAGCAGGAATAACCTCCGAGTCATCTTTAAAGTTGGTGACATCTAAAGGCTTAAGTCTTAGATTGACACCCAGTGAAGCAAAGTACTCTTCGATAAGCTCCTGTTTGGGTTTGATATGAATTTCATTAAAGGTGTGCAGTTGTCCCATGAGCTCCCCACTTCCACCCCAACCGCCTGAATTGACAATGCCAACCATGCGAGGAGGCACGCCATGACTAGCTACTACATCATCTCGGTTAATACCTCTTAACTTTTCAAAACTCAAATCTTCTGTTGCGGAGAGCTTTTCGATTCTTACCTTTGGTTCTGTTCCATCAATATTGGGCGGAACAGAAAGGATAAGAGTTTTATGAGCATTACCAACACCCCTATAAGAAGTACGAATAAAACTTGTAATGCTTGCTACTTGCTCATCGCTAGGTTCTGAGCCTTCAAAGATAATAGCAAGGCGAGGCATAGCACCGTTCTCAAAAAACGCTGCATTGTAAAGATCAATATTCTCATTGATAAGAATAGGATTGATACTGGCTAAATAATCAGGCTCTCCATAAAAACGACTTGAGGGTGAGTCGTATCCTAGGTGAGCCGCATTAATAGGTGTATGCTTAAATCCACTCATTTGATAGATGGCATACTCTTTTCCTATACGTGCTTCTAACGCAGGCAGATGATAGAGCGCTTTATATTTTGCATTACCTGCAATTTCTGTGTACATATTCCCATATATTTCTGCATCAAGGATGGATTTATACAAGAAACGTTTGGGAGTTGTATTGACCAAGAACGCTTCTAAGTCGGTCTCCTCAACCATGCTCAAAATGCGAGTTTTGATATTGATACATAAGCGATGGTAGATATTGGCGTAGTAAAGTTTTAAACACTTGCGATGGTCGAAGAACGGGGTAATGACTCCACCGATTGCAATTCTATCTTCATCGATAATCTGCATACTTCCTGCGTTTGCTGCGACAACTTTACTTTTACCTATTTTTGTTTCTTCAGACATAGTTATCCCTCATGTGAGCTTTTGTGCAATGCTAAAACAAAAAAAGGTTTAACGCACTCCAAATGAGGGCTATATAGAGTGTTTTTCAAAATTCAACGCGCTAAATTGTCGGTATCAAAACCCACTAAAAGGATGCACATGGCAGATAAAGCGAAAAGGAGACTTAGCGACATTCAGATCTCGCACATCTCCCTCGTTAAGGCAGGGGCAAATGGGCGAACGTTTCTTTTTAAAAGTAAAGATGAAGAGCCTAAACATGAGGTTATCGTACAGCTTGTAAAGCAAGATACAAAAAAAGGCATCGTTTATGGCATCGTCTATGAGCCAGACAAAGTGGACTCACAGGGTGATACCGCAAATGCTGAAGAGATTGAAAAAGCGGCTTACGCATTTATGAAAGCACGTAACACTCTTAACGTAGACAGACAGCATAACTTTGACAATGTAGATGCTTATGTTGCTGAGAGTTGGATTGTTAAGGAAAACGACCCCGTATTCCCTGATGCCGTTGGTGCATGGGCAGTAGCGATTAAAGTCGAAGATGAAGCGATTAAGAGTCAGATTGAAAAAGGTGAGATTAAAGGTCTTAGCATGGCAGGTGATGCAAAAACAGAAGCTTTAAGCGAAGAGGACGGGAATATCCTGAAGTCGATTAAAGAGGGTATTGAGATGATTAAAAAATCGTTTGAAAAAGCAACGACATCGTCTAGTTCTCAGCCGATTACAAAAGAAGAGATTAATGCGTTTATTAAAAGTGAAGTCGAACCTATCTTAAAAGAGAAAGAGGTACTAAAAGTTGAGCTTGAGAAAACAAAAGGTGCTCTTGCGGCGATCACCAAAGAAAAAGATGCTTTGGTAGCAGAAATGAAAAAGAGTGGGCAAAGCACTACCCCTGAAAAGATGGATACTAATGATGCGACCGCAATCGCAAAAGCGGCGCAAGCGCTTATCATTTCTGAGGCAAAAGAGGGGCGAACCATAAGTGTGTCTGCTGCTGTGGCACAACTTACAAAGGAGCAAAAATGAAAAAAAGTGGTGGAATCGTCGCCTTATTAGCGGCAAGTGATGTTGCGCAATACCGTGTTGTATCCGTTGGGGCGGGTAAAAAAGTAACCTACCCAACGGCAACTTCTTTACCATTTGGCGCAAGTTTAGGGTCTGCCAAAGCAGGCGATAGCCTTGATGTGCAGTACACAGACATTGTAGAACTCGAAGTGGGGGCTACAGGTGTTGCTCTTGATAGTTATGTTAAGGCACAAACCGATGGCACAATCGTAACGGCATCTACAACGGGGGATAAGATTATTGGTCTTCCATTGGAAAGCGGTGTAGCAGGAGATATTATCTCCGTGTTATTAACTAGAGCTAAAGTATAAAAGGAGCTAAACGATGGATAAACCATTCCCTTATTCTGCGGCGATGACCGCAATTGCAATCGCCTATCGCAACACAAAACTTATCGCAGACTTAGTACTGCCTCGTGTCACGGTAGGTAAAAAAGAGTTTAAATACACTGAATACCCGCTAGCAGATAGCTTTACGGTACCTGAGACACTTTACCCTAAGAAAGGTACCCCAAACATGGTGGACTTTGGCGGTTCTGAAGTAACAAGCATGACAATTGATTTCGGTTTGGATGATGTTATCTCTAACGATGATATTGACAACGCTCCTGAGGGTAGCAACTTAGAAGGTCGTGGGGTTGAGTATGTTACGGACTTAGTTGCTCTTGCAAGGGAAGTAAGGACAGCGAATCTCATTTTTAACGTGGATAATTACGCAAGCTCTAATACCTTAACCCTCTCAGGCACAAGCAAGTTTAGCGATTATGTCAATTCTGACCCAATTGCTGTGCTAACTGAAGCTCTAGATACACCGCTCATTCGTCCTAATACGATGACAATCGGTCGTTCAGCGTGGACAAAACTTGCGACACATCCTAAAGTTGTAAAAGCAGCACAGGGAAATAGTGGTGATAGCGGTGTGGCAGCAAGAGCACGTGTGGCAGAGCTTTTAGAGCTTGATAATATCTTTGTTGGCGAAGGACGCTTGAATACAGCAAAAAAAGGACAAACAGCGGTTATCCAACGAGTATGGGGTAATCATATCTCTTTAACGTACCTTAATGCTCTTGCTGATACCCAACGTGGTGTTACCTTTGGTTTTACAGCGCAGTATGGCACAAAGCAAGCAGGTTCAAAAGATGTTGATGCGGGCATTAACGGTTCTAAATTAGTGCGCTCTGCTGAGAGCGTTAAAGAGTTGATTGTCGCAAAAGATGTTGGCTTTTTCTTAAAAGACGTTATCTAAGGAGGCTAACATGGCTAAGCAAAATAAACAACCCAACCTTGATGAAACAAAAGAGAAACAACCCCCTCAAGGAGATGAAGGTGCTGGGCTTGAAAAACAAGAGGGCAATGGTGGCGTAGATTCGCAAGAACAAAAAGAAGAGCAAACGAAAACTGAAGTTAAACACTTTAAAACAAAACGTCCCCTTTTGCACAATGGCAAAACCTACTCGGTGGGTGATGATGTGACAGGTGTTTTTGATGATGAAGAGTTAGGGCGTCTTTTGGGAATGGACGCAATCGTGGAGGCATAACGAAATGGCAGCAGTCGTAGAGATTCAAACCGTAAGAGGATTTCATTCTCTTGGAGGTGTGAAAGATGAAGAGATTACCACACATCTTAACACCGCAATACGAGATTTTGCAAGAACGGTATTTGCGGATGAGCACGATGAAATTGAAGCGATATGCTGCCAAACAATTTATTACGTTATCCCAATTTTATGGGCTAAGGGCATGAATAATTTTGCAGGCTATGAGACGGTTTATTCCTCTGCTTCTGATATTGAGAAACTTCAAAAAAGTTGGAAAGCTCGTGCGGATGCGGCGGTTAATAGAGGAACTACCGCCACTCCTGCAAGCGGGAAACTTCGCTTTGGAGCCGTTTGATGCTGTACAGAGAATCTGACGCTCTTATTGCTGTGAGTGAACTTATCGCTTTAAAAACGACTAAAGTCGAAGGCGAGTATGAGCTCTTTATAGGCAATAGAGAACGAATGAATGCAGGTGAATATAAAGCAACCATTACCGCCCGTTTTAAGCCTGATGGGCTTGATGCAGAAGCCTTAACTAAGGAGTTTATGCAACTCTTTATTCAAGGCAATGAGATCGTATTTTTACGCTCTTACCCAGCTGTCTTGGCAGAAAAACAAATGCGTGTACTCGACTTCATCCTTGAAGCGACTATCTCGCTTGAAAACTAAGGAGTCAATATGATCTTTGATAATGTAGACGCAGCGGCTAAAGTGGTTAAAACACTTTTATACACAATGCTTGCGCTGATGCTTGTTATTGTATTTTTAGGTTTTACAATTTATGTGCGAGGCAATACTATCGACAAATTAAACCTTGGTTTAACAGCTAAAGAGTCCGAGCTTTTTGGATGCAGAGCACAAAATGTAACGCTCTCTTCTGCCTTAGATACGCAAACAAACGAAGTTGAAAAAAACAAAATAGACCTTAAAAAAGCACGAGAAGCACTTGCGACACAAAAACAGCAGATCATTACACGCTACAAAAAAAAAGAGCCTGATGCAAATGCAACGTGTGAAGCAAAATTGAAACAGATTGAACAGACGATGGAGGTTTACCATGCAAACCGTTAAACGTACACTCCAACCCCTCGCAAAGGTTGTGTGTTATGGCTTACTCTCTTTTTTTGCCTACGCTTTTATCGGTGCGCTTGTTCTTGTATTGCAAGGATGTGGCGCAAAGCCCCAGCCCGTCTATATTGAAGCCCCTAAGCCTTACGCTGTTCCAACAAAGTGCAACCTAACGCTACCTGCTAAATCTAAACCAAGTGGTAGTGTAACGGTTGATGTGGCAAACGCTTCTAGCGATGCAGATATCGCACGAGACGTTGCACGCCAATGTGGAGCGATCGATGAACAATGAAAAATTGACCTTTTGGGCATGGTTTTTATTTATCGCTCTTGTGGGTGGCATCTTGGGTTACTTTGCAAAGAACAAAGCCCCTGTGAGTAGAACGGAGAGATTAAGAGGTTTGGCGATTGGTATTTTAACCAGTATGTTTGCCGCATACGTTACGTTTCAAATTGCGTTTTACTATTTGCACAGTGAGAACGTAAGCGTGGCGATAGCAGGGGTCGCTGCATGGATGGGAGCGGATGCGTTTTTAACGCTTGAGCAGATTATTTTGAATAGAACAAATAAAAAAGAAGGACACTAAGATGAGAGTATTAGCTAGAGCTAGTTTGCTTGTAGATACTGAAACGGTTTCGGGGACATACCAAACCCCCACTAAGGTGGTAAAAATCGAAAGTGCCGTTTTACCTAACGCAGAGATGGATACCGTGGAAATCCCAAATTTTAGTTTTTACGGTGGCATGAAAGACAGCCTTGTTATCGGGGATTGGGCAGTAGGAAAACTCGATATTACGACCTCTTTATACAAGAGCCTTGAGTATTATGAGACCTTATTTGCAATCTGCAATCTCAAAAAAACAGCGGTAACAACACCGTACAATGGTTTTGCTTTTACCCCTGAGACTCATGCGAGCACAACTGCAAGCCTTGACATTGTGATGCCTGATCGAAAGTTTAAATACCAAGGTGCGAAGAGTAGCTTTAAAATGAGCGGTAAGGTTGGCGATAAGATTACATGTACGTTTAGCGTACAGGGCAGTTATGTTGGACAGGTTGTCGCTCCACAAACCATTACCGACGTTGCTGGGGATGAGCTGATGCTTATTCGCCGTATTGGGGGTATGAGTATTAATGGGGTTGAGATTAATTTAAGTGAATTTGACTTTGACATGGCATGTACTATTAATCAAGAAAAATTTACCAATGTGGGGGAGTTCCACCTCTCTGATTTTGCACCCAAACTTACTCTTAAAACCCGTTTGGAAAATGCGGGAAGCGATGGCTTTGATGAACTTGCTAGTGGCGTGAGCATGGCATTTGTATGCGACTTAAAAGATACCGAAGGAAATCTTATTTGGAGACTTGATATTCCAAAAGCGAAAATCTCAAAACAACCTGATTATGAAGAGAGCGATGGTATCTATGTAATCCAACGGGAATACAACGCAGTAGCAACCAATGGGGATGACAACTTTACGCTTTACCACTTCACACATTAAGGATTTGAGATGATTAAAATAACACATAAGGTAACTGTTAAAATTGGTGAAAAATCTTTTAATCTTGTTGTTAATCGTTTAAATGCAGAACAGCAAAAGAAGATTGATCTTATTGCAAAAGAGCACACAGATTTAATTGAAACAGCCAGTGCATTAGAAAAAGAAATTACAGAATTAACCATTGCTATCGCAGAGAAGGAAGGCTCTTTGGAGACCAATTTAGCGCTTTTACAATTAAAAGATATTTCTTTAAAAGAACGCTTAACGCTTCTTTGGGAAAACAAAAGTCTTGTGCCTAATCTTGCGGAACTGAAAAAAAAGCGTATGGGGCTTAATCGTCCTGATTATTTAAAGTCTTACGGACTTATTGAGCAAATGTGTAAAGAACGTTTTAATCTTGCCGTTGAAGATGATGACCAAAAAGTAGCATTGTTAAGCTATGCCGTAAATAAAGCAGTGACGTACCAAGAGATTTTTGATGAGATTAACCAGCAAATCAGAGAGGAAGAGAAAAAAAAGTTGAACGCCTCGGAAGATGGGCAGAACAAGTAGCCAAAAATGGTGAGCTCCCACCTTCGCTCGAAGGGCTTGATGCAAAAGCATTAGCCCTTTATAAAGAAAGAGGCGTTGCAATACTAGAGGATGAGTGGGAGAGCTTTATCGGCTCTTTATTTTTACGTGCTCATGGGGCAAGTGAATATGGGTACACCATAAACTTTGAAATTACAAAGCTATGGTGTGAAAGAGTAGAGCTGGATGCTTTAGAAGTCTATGACATCTTAAGCTATATGGGAGCAAAGGCAAATAAGGGAAAATAAGAATGGACGCAGAATCTAAAATCCGCATATTAATTTCTTCTGTTTTAAGTGCAAAAGGGTTTAATGATGCAAGTGTCTCTACTGACAAGCTAAAACAAAAAGCGAAAGAGGCAAGTAAGGGGCTTGGTGGTATAAATGATAGCCTCTCTTCTATTGAAAAAAGTGGTAAAAGTATTGTATCTCCTTTAGAAAAGGTACAGAGCATTCTTGCTACTTATGGTGCTGTTACACTTGTTAAAGGGATGATAGATATTAACGCTCAATTTGAATCTATGCGTACAGGAATATCTGCCCTTATTGCGGTGAACGCACAAAGTGAAACTTCTATGGGCAGGGTTATTTCTACACAAGAAAAATTCAATCTTGCACAAAGAGAATCCGCCAATGTTCTTGACCTCTTACGAAAAGCAAATATCGAAACTCCTGCGACTTTAGCAGAATTAACAGATGGCTTCCAAGCGGCTGTTGGTCCAGCATTAAAACTTAACTGGTCACTGGGACAAACAGTTAAATACACAACATTAATGACGCAAGCCGCTGCAGCAATGGGTATGCCTATGAATCAACTTGCGCAAGAGATGCGCTCAGTCCTCTCTGGACAAATAGACATGAACTCGCAGGTCGCTCGCAATTTAGGAATCACCAACGAACAAATTACTCAACACATTAAACTTGGGGACACCTACGACTTTTTGATGACAAAATTAGAAGATTTTGAAGCCGCAGGCGCACAAATGGCAACAAACTGGGAGGGTGTTACTTCGAATTTGAAAGATGGATTTGACTCTGTAAAACAAAAAGCAGGTGAAAACTTGTTTAATGCGTTAAAAACTGATTTAGCTGATCTGAGCACATTGGTAGCAAAAAATTCTGATCAAATTTCAGGTGAATTTTCAAATGCATTAATGGCTATTTATACCAATGGTAAAAAGGTTGGCGAGGGTCTTTATGAAATGCGGGGAATACTTGATAATGTTGTTGTAGGTTATGCCGCATTTAAGACAGGGGGAATGATCGCAACGGGTATTGCAACGGCAACAACAGCAATATCTGCAATGAATAGCGCTCTTAAAACGGCAACGGTATCTCAACTTGCGTTTAATATTGCGGCTAAAGCAAACCCCTATATTTTAGGGGCAACTATCCTTGGTACAGCAGGATATTTTGCCTATGAGGCAATGTTGGAAGGCAATGAAGAAGTACAAAAGGCTTATGACCAAAATGCTACCTATTGGGCTACAGTTGCTCATGAAAATACACAAAAAGCGAAATCTCAAGAAGGGATGCTTAAAACCGCTGAAGCATATGAATTAAAGTATCAAGAGATTTTTGAGAAGACAGGGAAACGTATTGAAGCCTATAAAACGCAAGCAGAGCAACTTCGTAAGATGGCGGCAGGTGTTGGAGTGGGTACACAGGAGAATCTAAAATTTGGAGGAAAAACGCTAAGTGATGAAGAAGCTGAAAAGCAATCATTAGCAGCTGTCAAATCGTACGAAGCTTACTATAAAAGTATTGGTGATTTAGCCTCTGCTTGGGGAATTGAAGAAAACGATATTAGAAACAAAAATACAGCACTTAGCGAAGCGCAGTTACAAAAACTTCTCTCTGCTGAAAAAAAGAGTTATTTTGATAGCGCACAAATTACAAAAGATCGTAAAAAGCTTGAAGAAGACTACTACGACTATATTGTTGAACTTAATAAAACAGCTACAAAAGACACTGTAGACCAAGAGGTTTTATCGCAAGCGTATAAATACCAAAAATTCCTCGATGAGCATAAACTTGGCAATGAGCAAAAAATAGCTCTTGAGAAAGAGTTTGTGGCGGCAATAGACCGTATCCAAATGGAGGGACAGCAAGAGACCCTGAAAAAACAAGAAGATGCTCTTTTGGAATATTACAAAGCCATTGGAAACGAAGTTAAAGCAGGTGAGATACAGCTTAAGAGATACAAAGAGGAGCTTGATAAGACAAACCTGACACCCTCACAAAAAAATGAAATGTACAGCGTTGCGGAGAAAGACTACAACCGAGCTGCACTCCAAAAACAGCTTGAGCAAAATGAGCGTTACTACGAGGCGATAGGTGACTATGCCCTTGCCGCACAAATGAAGATTGAAAAGCTACGCCTTGAGCTTGAGAGAGACAATTTTTCAACAGAGCAAATTGACAAAATCATAGCGGCTGAAGAGAAAGCTCTTGCAAAAAGCAACGCCTTTTCAACGGTTCGAATACAGGGCGTTACGACAGCTTCTGAAGCGTTTGAGATTTACAAAGAGCGGGTTGTGGCAAGTACACTCTCGTATGGTGAGCAAATCGTTACCATAATGGAGGATGTCTCCAGTGGCATGAACAACAGCTTTGAAAGTTTTTTTGATGCACAAAGTGACAACTTTATGGATTTTAGAAACCTTGCGAATAACATCTTAAATGATATTTACATGTCCATCATGCGTACTATGGTCATTTCGCCTTTGGTAAACAGTATTACTTCAGGGATTGCTGGGTTTGCAGGGAATGCGTTTTCGTCTGCATCCACCTCTTCTGCTAGCAGTAGCAGCTACAGTGGGAGTTTAACGAACGCATACTTTCAAGCTTATAACGGCGGTCTTATCCCCTATGCAAGCGGTGGCTACACAGGAGACGGTGGGAAATATGAACCTAAAGGCGTTGTGCATGGTGGCGAGTATGTTATCCCGCAATGGATGGTGAAGCAAAACAAACCCCTTGTTACCGCCCTTGAAGTGACTAGAAGAAAGGGTTATGCTGAGGGAGGTAGCGTGGGTGGGAATGTATCCACTGCCCTTGGCACTAGCAATATGAAAATAGAGATAATTAATCAAAGCGGAACGCCTATGGAAGTGACCAATACTAAAAAAACGATGGACGCAGAGGGCGAGGTTATACAGTTGTGGATTAGTGGCATTACCAAAAACAGATACGGCGCTAGAGATATGCTAGGAGGCAACTAATGGCTACGTATCCTAGCACTCCACGATTTATTTTTGATGGTGAGATTATTACAAAAAAAGGAGCGCTCCGTTCAGAGAGCGAAGCGGGATATACCATGTCCCGCCCTCGTTATACCAAAGCAAAAAAATCTTTTACGCTGAATTACACAGCTATTAAAAACGAAGATTATGCCATCTTGGAAGCATTTTTTGAGGCAAATCAGGGGTCAAACTTTTCGTTTTCTCATCCGATTGACCCCAGCAAAAGTTATACCGTTACTTTCGCTATCGATGAGCTAAAAGCTAAGCCCGTGAGCGCTGGGCGATGCAGTACCGTTGTTGAGTTAATAGAGGTCTAAGATGGAACAGCTAAAACTAACAACAATAGCAGACCTTAACGCCTTAGGAACCTATAGCGTTCTTCTTGTTGCGCTAGAGATCAACATACCCTCAACGCCTACGATTTACGTGGTGAACAACAGTGAGAACATCAACTTTCAGGGAAACGAGTACATGGCGTTTCCCTTTGAAATTGGAGAGATAAGTGCGGGCAAAGGAGAAACCCCAAACTTTCAAATTCTCTTAGATAACACCTCACGTGCGATGTCCCAATACGTTATGACATACGATGCCTACTTAAAACAAAACGGCATCGATGGCAATGGCATTACATGTACGGCGTATGTTCTCAACACCAATGATTTAAGTGAGGCAGTTTTAACCGAATATTTCCAATTAACAAACTTTAACACCGACAATAAAACGGCTACGTTTAACCTAGGCACGGAATCACTCTTTAACAAGACCTACCCACCTAGGAAAATGTACGCCAATTTTTGCTCATTTAAGTTCAAAGACGCACGGTGTGGATACACAGGTGAATTGCTTACATGTAATAAAACACTAAGTGATTGTAGAGCACGAAAAAACAGTAAACGTTTTGGTGGGTTTATGGGCTTAGGCGGAGGGTATAGAGAATGAAACTAGCAGAGTATATTGGTATGCCCTTTGAGCAAATGGACTGTTACGCACTGGTGCGAGACATCTATAAAACACAGCACAACATAGAGCTTGTTGACCCTAAAATAAGATTTGATGAGAACTATAAAATCTTTATGAACTTTGCGTTGGAGGTGTCTAAAAATTGGGTTACATGTAAAGCACAAAGAGGAGCGGTTATCGCTTTGAGATACGACATCAACCACCCAAACATCGTTACGCATTTTGGGTATTGCATTGATGATAAACGCTTTATCCACACCCTAAAAGAGACGGGCGCAATCGTAGAAGAGATTGCTAAGTACAAAACCATGACGGAAGGATTTTACAGCTATGAGCCAAATCATAACGCACAGTAATATCCTTAATCCCCATGATTTGAAGGTTGTTGTATCCACCGCACGCCATAGCAATGAAATTGTCAAAGACCTTTTAATAGACGACGCTTACGAGGTTATCCTCTCTAAAAATTCGATAATCCAAAATGAGCCTTTTGAAATTGCAGAAGGTGATGTTATTAACGTTATGTTCGTGCCAAAAGGTGGCGGCGGTGGCGGTAACAAAGTAACACGAAGTTTGATGATGATCGTTGTAGCCGTTGCCTCCGCATATACAGGCGGTGCGGTTGGTGCGGCATATGGTTCCATTTGGGGTGCGGTTGCAGCAGCGGGTGTCTCTATCGCAGGGGGGCTTTTAGTCAATGCAATATTACCTGTTGCAACGCCTACGAGTTCGCTAAATGCTTCTGATTTTTCAAGCTCAACCACCTACTCATGGGATGATTCTTACAATAAATTTACACAAAGTTTGCCTGTTCCAAAGGTTTTTGGCACCCATAAAATCACCCCTCCTTTAATCAGCAAATTCATTGAGACGATTGATAATAAACAGTATTGGAATGGGCTATATGCTTTAAACGATGGGCTTATTGACTCCGTAACAGAGATAAAAATAAACGATGAGAGTATCTCAAACTTTGACAATGTGACTTATGAAATCAGAATGGGAGAGCTAAATCAGCCTCTGATTGCCAACTTTGACAACACAAAGAGCGATAAAGAAGTAGGGAGAAAACTAACAACATCCTACGTCCAAACTTCAACTGATGGAAATGAGGTAGTTTCCTTGTCTGCTACTTTGATGTTCCCTCGTGGTATTTTCTACGCCAACGACCAAGGTGGCATAAGCGCTTATAGCGTAAAAGTTGTCATCGAGTATTCGAGCGACGGGGTTAATTGGACGCGCATGGGTGGGGATAGTGAGGTTATAGAACAATGGTACGGAATTTTTGCAAATGGGACAGTTTATAAGGTTGATGGGTTTTGTGGGCTAATTATTGGAGACCCAATATCGTTACCATATGGTGTAAAATTTTATAAAATGGGGCAACGATACTCAGATTTGCCGCCACGCCCTTATTACTACTCTTACCATTACGAGGGCTTTGCGACCATTACCGCAAACGAGACATCTACTTTTAGAAAGACGTTTAAAGTGAGTAATCTCCCCCCTGCTCAGTACCAAGTACGAGCAAAATTTTATGAAGCTCCAAACTCTTCTTCTCGCTATGGGAGCGAGTGTTTTTTAGAGTATATTACCGAAGAGCTAGGAGATGATTTTTTTTATCCTTCTACTGCTTTAATAGCCATCAGGGCACTTGCAACCGACCAATTAAGTGGTAACAAACCTACGATCTCGTGCGTTGTCTCCGCAAATTCAAGCAATCCCGCCTCAATTGCTAAACAGATGCTACAAGAGAGTGGCATTAGCGAAGACAGGATACTCCCTAGTTTTGCAGAGTGGGAAGCCCATTGTGCCGCTAAAGGGTATGCGTTTAACGGCGTATTTGACACCTCGATGACTCTACGCAAAGCGCTTGATTTAGTAGGCACGGTGGGCAGAGCTTCTATTATTCAATTTGGCTCAAAATTTGAAGCAGTGATGGACAGAGCCGAAGAAATACCCGTTCAGTCTTTCACCTTTGGCATGGGAAACGTTTTAAAAGACAGTTTCAAGCAAAAGTTCCTTCCTATCTTAGACCGTGCCAATGTTATAGAGGTAACGTACTACGATGCTGATTTAGATTATGAACCTACCATTGTCGAGGTTTCAAGCGGGAATTATGACAGCGTAGCTGAAGAAAATAGAACGGCTATCACCCTGATAGGATGCACCTCTCGTTCACAGGCAAAACAACACGCTCGCTATATGCTTAACTGTAACAGATACCTGACCGAAACAGTAGAGCTTGAAGCAGATAAAGACTCGCTTGTGTGCAAGTATGGCTCTATCGTAAGGGTAAGCCATGACACGCCCCAATATGGCTTTAGCGGGCGCATTGTTGCATGTGGATTTGAAACGGTAACGCTCGATAGAGAAGTAGCGCTTGAGAGTGAAAAAACATACTACCTTCAAGTCAGAGATGAGCACAATAATGTCATTGAGCACTATGTCAATAATACCAATGATACGACAGATACTTTAACATTCACAACTACGCTTGAGACACCTTATAAAAAGTTCGATAACTACGCCTTTGGCGAAGTTGGCAAAGCTTCAAAACTCTACCGTGTTTTAAAAATAGGCACAGGTGGGGAACTGACCAGAAAGCTTACCTTGCTCGAATACAATAAGGACGTCTATAACGATAGTGAAGTAATTGACGTGCCTATCATCTCAGCTCTTGGACTTAGGAATCTGCGTGCAACGGACTATATTCGTTATGCTAAAGATAAAAGTGTCGAGACGGTTATGCAGCTCTCATGGCAAGGAGAAGCCTTGTCTTATACGGTGCAATATCGAAAAGGAACAGATGCTTATGCCTCCGTTAAAGTTTTTACAAATAGGCTTGATTTGGTGGTAAGCGATGCTATTTATGACATTATCGTTACAGATAGTTTCGGAAAAAGTCTATCTCTTAATTATAAGGTACTTGGAAAGCTAAATCCCCCTGAGCCTATTACGAATTTAAGATTCGTTGAACTACAAGATGAATTTAAACTCTCATGGACTTATGACACTCCTCCTGTCGATTTTTCGCATTTTGAGATTTATGTTAATAACGTCTTGTTCGCAACACAAAATGAGAAATATTGTCTTGTTCCTATCGCAAATGGAAAACAAACGGTTAGAGTCTATGCGGTAGATACAACCAATAACAAATCAACCTTTGCTGAAGCCATTTTAAAATCTACCTCTTTGGAAAAAATAGAAGCTATCAACGTACAGTATGAAAACAATCAGCAGAGTTTAAGTTGGCTAAAAATTGCGAGTGAAAGAAGCCCTATTGTTTATGAAATACGAAGAGGTAGCGACTGGGATTTGGCTCAAATTTTAGGAACAACAAGTGAGAGCACATTTAAGGCAACATCCAATGGCAATTATATGGTTAAGCCATCTTACACTACAAAATACGGTTTAAAAATCTATTCTGAGCAGTACGCCTCTGTGCTTGTGGATGGCAGTAACTTACCTAACAATATTCTTGAATCTTTTGATGAACATCCACTTTGGGTTGGTGAAAAAACGAATCTTATCGTTTATGATGGAAAACTAACAACCGCAAGCGATGTAAATTTTGATGATATTTTAGATTTGGATGCGGTTTTAAATTTTGACTTTCCACAAAATACCGCTCATTTAATTGGTTATTACGAAAGTTCAAACGTCATTGATTTGGGCGCTCCTGCGCTATGCAGAGTTTATGTTGATTATGCCGTTACATCGGAAAATATGAACAATAACTTTGATGCTATTTTAGATTTGGATGCTATTGAAAATTTTGATGGATTCTCCGCCAATGACTTTAAAGTAAAAATTCAAATAGCAACCTCTCAAGATGGTGTTGTTTTTGGGGAGTATAAGCCTTTTAGCGCAGGGGATTATTTGGGGCAATCGTTTAAATTAAGACTGGTCTTAATCTCGACCAATAAGAATATTCGCCCCATTGTGGAGCGTTTTAATTTTGTTATCGATATGCCCGACAGGTTTGAGCAAGGCGTTGTTGCTACCCCTTTGGATGTTATCTTTACAAAGCCTTTTAAGATAGTCCCTTACACCCAAATAACGCTAAGTAATGCGATAGAAGGAGATTACATAGAATTAAAAAATGAAACAAAAGAGGGGTTTACACTAAATGTTAAGAACAATGGAAACGACGTTGTGCGTACCTGTAACTGGTACAGCTCGGGATACTAGGAGGGAACATGCAAGCAAATGATTATGAAATTTTAACAAGTGATGCCAACTCTGGCATTTCGTACCGTAATGCAGTGAATGAAATTTTTAAAGCAATTAAAACTTTAAACAGTGGCAACACGGAGCCATTAAACCCTGAGGCGTTTATGTGGTGGGTTGATACGGCAGATGAAACATACTACTACTTAAAACAGCGCAACGCAGGCAACAGTGGGTGGAATGTTCTCTTTAGGTATACCGTTGCAAATGGAGCGGTACACGCCATAAGCGGTGGCGCTGTTGTTGACCTTGAAGCTTTAACGACTGCATTTAGTGAAGCGTTAAACTCAAAAGCCAACAAGGCAACAACGCTAGATGGGTATGGCATTGAAGATGCGTACACCAAAGAAGAGACAGAGGCTCTCGTTGCACAATCGGGGGGCAGCAGTATAAAGAAACCAGTCGTGTCTTACATGTCAAAAAGCGGATACAACTCACAGGCCCTTCTTGTGGATGGTAGGTTATATCATGCGAATGGTACAAGTGCCGCCTATCACACTTCTGGTTTATACGCAAACGGAGGAGCTTTTAAACTTGGTGTATCAGATGTGTTAAATGTAAGATACCCTTCCTCTTCACCTATTAAAAAAGTAGGAGGCTTTAAGTATGGGCATGCTTTTATTTTAACAGAGGATGCTGAGCTTTATACTTTTGGATTTAATTCTTTTGGTTCTTGCGGTCTAGGACACACTACAAATACGGTTTATCCTACCTTAGCTGCAACGGATGTTATCGACGCCTATGACCATTCGAGTCAAGGGAGTTATAGCACTGCTGAACAGAGTCTATTTATACTTAAAGTAGATGGCTTATACGCAGCAGGGAATAATGCACAAGGAAATTGCGGTATCGGTAACATCACTAGCCCTATTAGTACCTTTACGAAATGTGTTGGTTTTACAAATACAGATGGGAATTACATTAAAAGAGTTTTTACTATCGGTAATAACGTAAGTTCGACATGGGTTTTAACAGTGGATGGCAAAATATTTGTTACAGGTTATAACAGCAACGGGGAACATGGTACAGGAGATACAGCACTTAAATCATCTTTTACAGATGTGACCTCAAGTTGGGTAAGCGTAGGAAAAACTGTTGTAGATATAAAAGTAGGTGGCGGGACTCGGTATTATGGCACTGGGGCAAGTGCAGTACAAGTGTTTAGCGTTATGCTTTTAATGTATTCGGATGGAACGTCTGAAATAAAAACAGCTGGATACAATGCCGTTGGGACGCTAGGGGATGGAACAGTTGTGCAAAGGACAACCCCTCTAAACCCTTTAAATATACCAACAGACGGAAGCGTTGTTGATATTGCCGTTTTTGGTGGAGGTGGAACTTGTGTTTGTCAAGCGCTAACTGCCACTGGGGACCTTTATAGTTGGGGACATGGTGCATTAGGAAATATGGGTAACGGTACAAACACAAGTACAGTTAGCACTCCAATAATTGTGGCTACGGGTGTGCTTAAACTTTTCTCAGACGGTATGACAAGCCATGAATATGGACACAGAGTTCAGTCGATTGTGCAAAAAGCAGACGGTCTTTACATGTCGGGCTATAACGATGCTGGGTACTGTGCAGGCATGGGTGTGGATGTAATAAGTAATGTATTAACTTATGCAAAAGTTTTATTGCCAGAGGATGATCACAATGTCGTTGATGTAGGACATTTTACATCAAATAATCACAATCGAGTTTTTCTTGCGTACACAAGTAAAGGTAATCTTTACAGCTGGGGATATAACGGTGTTAATGGCATTTTTAAAGATACGACAATAAGTGTTGCTATACCACAATTAATTCAACTTCCAGACTACAGTAAAGGAAACTAAAATGCTTTATATTAAAGAAACAGGAACAGAGGTCACGTTAGGGGGTACTGTGGTAACAAAAGCGATGCTAGAAGATGGATGGAAACCCTATGCAGGAAACATCCCTGCGCTAGACCCAACCACCCAAAAACTGCAATTATTAGATGGTGTTTTGGTAGCTGTAATCAGGTTAAGTACTGAAGAGCTTATTGAAATTTTTAAAGAGGCAATTCAGGCAAAGATAGATACTGCTGCACAAGCAAAAGGGTATGACAGTATCGTCTCTGCTTGCTCCTACGCAGGGTACGAGAACCCTTTTAGAGTAGAGGGAGAAGCGTTCGGCGTGTGGCGTGCAAACGTGTGGGCATACGGTTATGAGCAACTAGCACTTATTCAAACGGGGGCTAGAGCTATACCGACAGTGGAAGAGTTTTTAGCAGAGTTGCCAACGATGGAGGCATAAGATGACGCTATATGAGAAATTTGACAACGATATGAAAAAGCGCACAAGATGGTTGCGCTTTCTTCTTGTGCTAGACCAAATGGGAAATGTGCTTTTTTGGAACGGCAGTCAAGATGAGACGATTAGTTCTCATATTCATAGACGAATTGAGGCAGGTACGGCAACATGGTTTGATAAAAAGCTTTGCTGTTTATTAAAGAAAATCGAAAGCGAGCACTGCTTAAAAAGTGTTGGAGAGTAAAGATTAAAGCGGAGGTGGTTACCCTCCGTTCACAAGTAAGCCGCTAAACTCCTTGCAATCAAATTCTAGAGTATTTTTAAACGAGTGTTTAAAAATATTTCAAAATGAAAGGAAATTGCATGGAGAGAGTCAAAGAGTATCATAATGTCCCAAAAGTTGCCCCTTTTGCATGGGTCGGAGGCAAGTCAAAACTTGCAAGTAAAATTATCAAAGAGTTCCCTGAACACGAACGTTACGTCGAAGTCTTTGGAGGCGCACTAAACGTCTTTTACAGGAAACCTCGAAGTCCACTTGAGGTAGTTAACGATATCAATGCAGACCTCGTTAATCTACACCTACAAATCCAAAAAAGACCACAGTCTCTACACGCTTCTATAAATGCCATGCTTATATCAAGAGATATATTCTACAAGCTCAAGGCTAAAGCTCTCAAGCCAAGAAACGACATCCAAAAAGCCGCATATTATTACTATATGCTTTCACTCTCATTCGCCTCAAGGGGAGAACACTTTGCTATGCCTAGAGGTTCAAAGCCTAGAGTAAAGAATATTTATCGGGACTTCCATGTCTGGAGTAGACGTCTACGAGGTGTGTGCATAGAAAATATGGACTTCGCTAAACTCATAAGCACATATGATCATCCTCAAACACTTTTCTATTTAGACCCTCCTTATATAGGCACAGAGAGCTACTACCAAACGCCACAAGGCTTTCATATAGATCAACACGTACAGCTTGCGAATATGCTTAAGAATATACAGGGTAAATTTGTTCTGTCATACAACGATTGTGAGGTTGTTAGGGACTTATATAAGGACTTTGAAATCATAGAAGTACAAACAGTTTACAGTTTGAACGGTGCAAAACAAAAGCAGGCTAAGGAGTTAATCATTAAGGGGTAA